TTGCTGATAAAGCGGTAAAACTCCCATCTGTTACTCCGTTTGAACGCTGGAGACGCAAGCATGCGTTTGAACCAATAGTGGCGGATGTGCCAGCGTAATTAGTAACAGAAAGACCGCCTTGCGTATCATTTCCAGTAATTACAACGGCAAGTTTATCCTGATTTGTAATGTTACCAGAAGTACTAGACGTGCCAACTAACAACCTGCCGGAGCTGTCGATGCGCATACGCTCGGTTCCATCACTAACCGAACCAAGGCTGGTTACGTTTTTCCAGATATGGGATTGATAGGTTCTGTAAGTAAGGTCGTTGCCAGCGGAATCAGTGGTAATACTTTGATAGCTGTTTCTAAAGATTAGCGCACTATTATCGGAAGCTAATCTGATATTTCCACCAGAAACGTCTAACACATGGCTAGGACTCGTAATGCCAATCCCTACGTTGCCTCCGTTTGGCTGGAGTAACAGGTTGTAATTAGTTGCTGAACCGTCCCACCGGGTAGATGCAATGTATGAACTACCACCAGTTGTGGTGCCAGCCACAATTCCATAACCACTGCTTCCTAGAGCAACTTCATGACCTGACGCGCCAGCAGCAGGAGGAGAGGAACGACTAATATCTTGTGTTACCTGGAAGCCATTACTGGGGCTACTAGTCCCCAGACCTAGTTTCCCGTCCGATGTGATGCGGAGGCGTTCTAATTCATTTGTTTGAATTGTAAAAGGAATAGTAGACCGAGTTTGAATAGAAGCCAGAGTGCCTGTATTATAAAACTCGCAACCAACCCCGTAACTTCCAGTTAGGCGCAATGTTGCAGTTGTGCTGCGCTGAATCTCCATACCGCCACCATTGAACAATCCCGCAAAAGTAGTGCCGACATTAACATTCCCATTCGCATCAACAAACAACCGCCCAGTGCCATTAGTCGAGATGGCTACTTGGTCTGCGCCGGGGGAATAAAGGCCGGTGTTGGTGTCGCCAGTGAACCGCAGCGTTGGTGCCGCAGCACTGCCCAGCGGTACGGTCAGCGTTGAATCCAGCGTGGTGGCGCCAGTAACATCCAGCGTGCCAGGTACATCAACGTTGCTGGTCCACTCAACACCAGTGCCGGCTGCATCGGTTTGCAGCAATTGACGGGCGGAGCCGTCTTGCAGTTTGCTAACTGGTAGTTCGTCGGCAACAACACCAACCCATGCGCTGCCGTTCCATACCTTCATCTGAGCGGGCGATACGCTTGTATCCAGCCACTGTTCACCGAGATAGTTGCCGCTGCTGCCGCCTGCTGCTGGCGTTGAATTAGGTGCAGTGCTACCAACGTGGACCGGACCGACTTTTACGATGCCAGTACCGGCAGAATCTTTGAAAAACAGTCCGGGGCTTGCGGTATTCGTGTTGATCGCAAGCTGACCATCAGCAATGCTTGTGGTCGGGCGCTTATTTGCAGTCGCGCTACGAATGTGCTTGTACGTGGCCATGCCTTAACTCCCTGCGGGACGGCGTTACCGGCTCAGTCTAGTATTCACCCTCATCAATCTCAAATTCGTATTCAGCCAAAATTTCAGTGATCGTCTTGTACTGCACGTAATAGTCGGAAGCACTGACTTTTACAAGCAGCTCACCCTCTACGCCACCTTTAGGCAGGTTTTCGCCGTTGTAATTAAAGCCAGACATGCCACGACTCAGTAGGTGCCTTCATCAACAACACCAACTGCCATTGCACCAGTGCTGTTGTTCACTGTGATCTCGGTGCTTTCGAGCACAATGCCAAGCGTGGACAAACTAGCAATTTGCACGCGACCCCAAAGTGTTGTAAGTGCTGCCTCAGCATCAGCAACGCCGCCCATGGCTGGCGACAATGCGCTGCCATCAAACGTCACATCAGCAGCGTCAATCACGCTGATGCCAGCACCAACCAAGTTGACGTGCGTCCAAGTCGTACCTTGCCCTTGGCTCAAGATCCAGTCGCCGACATCAAGCGCAACCGCAGGTGCAGGTGCTGTGCCTGTACCCGCAGTGGTAACAAGCAGATAAATACCAGCACTTGCAGCCGTTGGCGCAGTCAGCGCGGAACCAACGGTTAAGCCTGCACCAGCACCGTATGTGTTTAGCGTGGCGACCGTGTTGGTGTTGGCGTTATAAGTACCACCAAAACGCAAGTTTGCTTGCGCACCAAACTCGTTATTCAGTGGCAGGTAATAACCCTGCGCTGGACTAACTTGACCAACCCAGACGTATGCTGTGCGATCAGTTGGATTTACCCATAACTGACCAGCAAATTCTGGGATGGGCTGACTGCTACCAATCTGCGCAATACCGTAATCAGCAAGTTGCGATGCGGTAACACTGTTTTCCGCAAGCCGATCAGAGGTAAATGTACCGCTAGTGATTTTTGAGGTGTCAAGCTCAGGAATGTCATCTGCAATCAGGCTTGCGCCTTCGGTGACATGGCCTTGAGCGTCAATCGTTACCTTGCCGTAAGTGCCAGGTGTTGCAACATTGAAGTGATTAAGCTGCCCAGATCCAGCAACCTGTAGCCCTGTTCCAGGGAATACCGCACCTTTTGATCCGGTTGTTGCTGCCGGCAGATCGGCGGCAATAATCAATCGGCCAGCAGTAACAAGACCGTTGACGTCGTATTGCGTTAAGTGATACTCGCTTGTGTTAGCGGTAACGGTGTTGTCGATCTGAATTTGATCGCTACTTAGCGTCAAGCCATTGCCATTAACAACAACAGCACCCTTCGCGGATGTTGTAGCGGTCGGCAAATCAGCGGAAACAATCGTGCGATAACTGACGGCGCCAGCCGTGCCACTAGGGCCAGCCAGAAACTGCGCTGCAGCGCTGGTGTTATCCAGCGTGGTGCTAATTGTAACTTCATCGCCAGAGGTGCTGACGCTGATATTGACAACCCCGCTGCTGCTGCCAATAACACTGTTAATGCTGCCGGCGGCCTTGAAGCTGACCCACTGGCTGCCGTTCCAGATATATGCCTTGTCGTCATCGGTGTCTAAAGCGATCTGACCAGTAAACGCACCAGACGCGGGCAGCGTTGTGACCAGATCAACGGTTGATTCATTTGCTAGCTTGGCTGCCGTTACAGCTTCATCTGCTAACTGGGTCGTATCAACAGCGCCATCTTCCAGCGCAGTGCCAGCAATTTCTTGACTGCCAAACAGAATCTTGGCGCCGGGGATGGTGGCGTCAGCAATTAGCGTTACAGCCTTGCCAGTGAAGTCCGATACAGTGATGCGCTTGGTTTCGCTTGCGCTGATATCGGCTACTGCTAGCTCATCACCGGCAACTAGGTCACCGCTTGAGAGAGCCGCCAGTTCGGTGATCCTGAGGTCTGCCATTGGATTGCGAGGCTATGAATGCAGGGCATGGCCTGACACCACTCTAGTGTCAGTCGGATTGCTCCAAAAGCAAGAATGATGTGGCATCTTGCTCAAGCTTGATCTTGTCTCCAGATTCTTGCAGCAAATATTCAGTTGTGCGTGTTTTCGCCCGCAGCCTGATCGGGCCAGTGGCCACAAAATCAACAGAACTCACAATAATGTCACCCGACGCAAAGCTGGTCGCGCTGCTGGTAATCAAGCCATCAAATTCCCACCACAGTGCGTCGTTGATTTGTGTTGACTCAAAAGAACCTGCAGACGCGCGCGTACCAGCTGATTTGATATAAAATTTAGCGTGAAATGACGAGCCAATTTCTGTCCGCAATACCAATTGCATTAAATAATTGACCGGCTCAGTGTCGCCTTCTTTCACATAATCCCATTGCGCGGTAAGGCGACCGCTGCCGCTGATCAAGCTGCTGTACTGCTGTCTATATTCATCGCTTAAAACAGTAATGTCTACAGTTTCGCGTGTGGTGTTAATTTCGTAGTCGGAAACGCAACCCAGTAATCTGGCGTCACGATCGCGAACGGTTACCTTAATCGGTATGTTGCGAGCAATAGCATTCAAAGAAATAAGGCCAGCACTAGCCCCCTCAAGGCTGTCATCAAAATTGGTGTAAAGCCGAATCCCGCCAAGCTCATCAATGAAGGCATACCAGTTGCCGCTAGATTGCACCGTATTGTTTGCCCAGCCAGTGGCATCAACAAAATCCAAATTAGTGCCATCGGTAGTGGCAATTTCAATTAGATCGCCGCTAATCAAATAGCTTGGATCAAAATCAAAACTAAAACGATCGCGGGAGGCGTTGACATCGCTTGGATTTACAACGGAATCCTTGCTGCCCTCCAATGATTTACGGGTCAGCTCAATGTTTCCGATATTGCCAAGATAGATGCCCATTAGATTGTCACCGCTGTCAGCGCTCCAGTGCCTTGGAAGGTGATTTGAGCAGAGCTAACCTCACCGACGCTGGCGCCAAATGTAACGTTGGTGATGTATGTAGTCAGTCGAACATCGTGATTGGTGCTGCCATCGACTAGGCGCAAACGCATATCAACAGTGTCGGCTTCAGATACGCTGCCGATTTTCAGCACTTTTTTCAGTGCTGTTGCGGCGTCGTTGCGTCCAGCACCATCGTTGTAGTACAACAGTGTTGCGCTACCATTGAATTCCTGCACACCAGGCACGTAGGTGCGTTGGCTGTCGCCAAGGCTGGTGGTTTCAAGCGTTTCAAGGTTGCCTGTCATCGACCAGTTGGTGACCTTGATCTGTTCGGTGCCGTCAAGCAACAGGCGCCCATCCCGTCCGGTATAGATTTTTGCCATCAGAGGACGCCCACCAGTCTTACTGTAACGCTACTGATACCAGGTCGCACTGACCTAATTGCAGGCGGTTGCTCGTATCTCCACTGGTTGCCGCTGGCAGCATCAATTGCAGAAGTGTTGCCGCTCCAACCAGTGCGGAACGCAGCCGGCAGAGTGAAGCTGCTGAAACCGCCCTTTGTTTCGTCGTAATGGGTGATAAAATCGTCCGCTTGTGTATCGGCGATGTTGTCGTAGGACAAATCCAAGGTCATGCCGGTGCGCTTGTCGCCATACAGGATGCGGATCTCCTTGCCGCTTTGCGACTGAAACGTTTTATATGAATAGTCGCCAGCTTGGAAGCTGCGAGCAGTTGGGGCGTAAGCGGGGAAGGCCATCAGTCGTCGATTGCTCCAATGACTTCAAACCTGTTGTCCAAGTCTAAAACGTCGCGTGCGATCAAACTACGGTTGGCGGCATCCACTGGGTAGTTGCTGCCTTTGATCGTGACAATACCATCCTCGTTCAGATCAATCGCCTCAATTTGGTAGACCTCTTCATTTACGTTTTGATTGATCACTGAGAATACGGCGTTGCGGATGCTTTGGGCGACGCCGCCTGAAATCTGAAGTGTGCCGCTATTTACTTCTTGCTGATCACGCTCCCAGTAATAAACGCTGTAATTACCATCAGACAACGCGGATACGGAAATCACCGTGCCATCAGTTTTGACGATGCCGTTGTTTGCTGGCGAGTAGGGGCTCATCTCAGTCGAAACCCGAATGAAGTCACCAGGTGCCAACGACAATCCCCACGGCAGCGTTTGAAATGTAATCGTGTGAGTGACGTATTTGCGCAGCGCCAAAAAGTAACGCGCCATCTTCAGGGCATGGTCGTCGCTGGTAATGTGCTGAACGTCAAATTCCTCTAGCGGTAGATCGGCAGAGCCTGATTCGTTGTAACGAACAACAATTGTGCGTTGTTCAGGCAACTTATTCAACCCTGTCCAGCGGTAGATAACAGCTGCTTGGAACATGTTGCGTTGTTCCAGGTCAAGCCATTCAATGTTCAGGCTGTCTTCGATGATGTTGCCATCAGTAAACATGCCTTTGATTTCAATAGACCGTGATGCGTCAATTCGATAACCGGCGTCGTATGGCAGCGCTGGCTCCATTGCAAAACGCCCATTTTTCTGGGAAAGGTTGCAAAGCATTGTTGGCGCGATATTACCTAGCCATGTTCTGATGTTGACGGAATCTGCAACAGCATCATCAAAGAACAATTGGTTGGCTTCCAAATAGCGACCCGCTGTTACCAGGCCATCTCGATCAATCAAGCCAGCATTGATCAGCTCACCAGATCCTGTATCTTTATCGGTCAGCATGTACCAGATGAGATCAGAAAGCAAATTGCTGGGACCAACTGATCCATCGTTTAGGCGGGTCACTTCAATGCCTTCTGCCATGAAGCAACGCAATTGGTCTAGCTGTGTGAAGTTGTCGCTTGAACGCAGCTTCAAACCAGCAACAGCGCAGTTGGTGTACTCCGGAATCGGTTGCTCTGACAAGCTTTCGTTGACGTAAACGATTTCGTGCTCTGGGCCAGCATCACAGCTACGGGTTACAAGGTCGCCGTAATGGGAAACTTCGGCGATACCGCTGTAGCGTTCAAACAAACGCGTGGTTGTGCCAGCTTCAGGCGACTCCGTATATTTAGATGGAATAGAAACTAGATAGTGGAAGCGATGCTGTACGCCAGCTTTTGTTCTTGCACTCTTGAAGAAAGAATCGTTGTTGTTCCAACTGCCAGTAAAAGATTCAACATCTACCTCGACAATTCGCCACCAGCGGTTGCGAGGTGTTGTAGGCAGAGATTGTTCAAACGCTTCTACCGTTA